CTTATCCCAAGAAGACCATTGCTTGGGAAAAGATCAAGGATGCAGTTGATCGTGGATACGCTGACGAGAATCCAAACGAACTAGACAACTTTGTAGGTGACTTTGTATTCAACCCAGCTAGTGGTAACGGTACATTTAAGATCAGCGAGCCAGTCGAAGTGCTTGAGGGTGGTACGGGATTCATGATGATCCGTCGGGAAGCTTTCGAGAAGTTTAACGAGGCATACCCAAGTCAAATGTACCTGCCAGATCATGCACGTACCAAAGACTTTGACGGCTCGCGGGAGATAATGGCTTACTTCGATACAGTCATTGACGAGGAGACTAAGCGCTACTTGTCTGAGGACTATATGTTCTGTCAGTGGGCACGTAGAGCTGGTATCAAAGTATGGCTGTGTCCTTGGATGCGTACTACGCACATGGGCTCGTACTTCTTTGGTGGCTCATTAGCACACCTCGCTCAAATTGGAGCGGCAGCTACAGTTGACGCTGAGCAGCTGAAGAAGGTACAGCGATGAAGATAACTCAACGTACGGGACAGGTTCTCAAGAACTTCTCTACAATCAACCCTACCTTGTCCGTAACTAAGGGTAATACGATTCGTACGGTATCACAGAACAAGACTGTTCTCGCGCAGGCAATGGTGCAAGAAGAGTTTCCTAGAGACTTTGCTATCTACGACCTTAGCGAGTTCCTGGGAGTAGTTAGTCTGTTTGATGAGCCTGACTTTGACTTTGATACTTACTACGTGTCTATTAGTGACGATAACAAAGCAAGTAGCCAATACTTCTATGCTGATCGGTCCATGGTAACGATCCCACCTGACAAGGCTATGTCGCTACCAGACGAGCCTATCAAGTTCATACTTGGTGATAAGGTACTCAAGCACTTGCTGCAAGCTGCTTCTGTGATGGGTCTGCCAGAGCTGATTATACATGGCGATGGAGAGACTGTTAAGGTACTGGCTACTAATACTAAGAACACGACTGCTCACCAGTTCTCATATGAGGTTGGTAAGACGAGCGAGCAGTTCAAGGTTGTGTTCAAGGTAGACAACCTCAAGTTGATTGCAGGCACATATGATGTCACAATATCAACTCAGAGGCTTGCTCAGTTTACGTTAACCGATGGCTCTCTTACTTACTGGATTGCAATGGAAGGAACATCTTACTTTGGGGGACAGCCATAATGGCTAAAAGAGTAGGCAGTAACATCAACGGATCTAACTTGACACAACACAGTACCATGAAAGGTACCTCTATTGGCAACGGAAAGCTCAAGACCAGTTCGATGAATAAGAGCACAGCCAAGAGCTTTAAGAAGTACCGAGGACAGGGACGATAAGTCCCTGTTTTATTTTATATATAATGAGAGAACGTGATGTCAAAAGATTTTTTGTGGGTCGAGAAATATCGACCTAAGACTATCAATGATACTATCCTTCCTGATGATCTCAAGCAGACTTTCCAACAGTTTGTCGATCAGGAAAACATACCCAACCTCCTTCTAACAGGAGGTCCTGGTATTGGCAAGACCACGGTTGCTCGTGCTATGTGCGAGCAGCTTAACGTCGACTATATTGTAATCAACGGATCGATGAATGGTAACATCGACACACTACGAACTGAGATAAAGGACTTTGCTTCTACTATCTCATTCACAGGTGGTCGTAAGTATGTCATACTCGACGAGGCTGATTACTTGAACCCTCAATCCACTCAACCAGCTCTCCGTAACTTCATGGAAGAGTTTAGTAAGAACTGTGGATTCATTCTTACCTGCAACTTCAAGAATCGGATCATCGACCCTTTGCATTCGCGATGTAGTGTGATCGAATTCAAGGTGAATGGTAAGGACAAGGCTGCTATGGCTAGCCAGATGTTTAAGCGTGTCAGAGCGATTCTAAGCGACGAAAACATTAAACATGAGCCAAAAGCGGTAGCGGAGCTTATAACGCTGTACTTCCCTGATTTCAGGCGTGTAATCAACGAACTACAACGCTATGGAGCAACAGGTAGTATCGATGCTGGTGTTCTAGCTAACCACGACAGCAATATCAAGGATCTTGTTGCTACACTGAAGGACAAGAAGTTTACCGATATGCGTAAGTGGATAGCTAATCACAAAGACGTTGATACCTCCCAGCTGTACCGTCAGCTATACGATCAGGCTACGCAATATGTCAAGCCACAAAGCATACCACAGTTGGTAGTTACTTTGGCTGACTATCAGTACAAAGCCGCATTCGTAGCCGATCATGAGATCAACAATGTTGCTTGTATGACTGCCTTGATGGTTGAGGTCGAGTGGATATGAATCCGTTTGATTATCTCAACGCGATCAATCACGGCAAGAATGATGTTATACGGGATAGCGATAATCCGGAGCTAGCTGAAAAATTGTACTCTCCTTACCTAATTAACAGGGGGTTGTCATATTTTATAGATACAATCTATGCTGCTAATGAAATGAACGTCCACCACGATATTGACCCACTATTGCAGTTTGACTTTCTTATAAATATCGTAAGGAAGAATAAGCGGTATAGCAAGTGGTATAAGCCGCAACCTGACGATGATGTGTCTACTGTCATGCAATATTATGATTACAGTCAGGACAAGGCACGCCAGGTTGTTGACCTACTTACTAAAGACCAACTGACAATAATAAGCAAGAGTCAAAGTAAGGGTGGAAGTAATGACAACGACAGTCGATCAAATGATTGAAGTCACTTTAGAAGCGCAAGACGATTTCCTCAAGGTCCGCGAAACATTAACGCGTATCGGAATTGCTTCTCGTAAAGATAAAACACTTTTCCAATCTTGTCACGTGCTGCACAAGCAGGGCAAGTACTACATTGTCCACTTCAAAGAATTGTTTGCCTTAGATGGTAAACCTGCAAACTTTGATCAGGCGGACACTGCACGTCGTAATACAATTGCAAACCTATTGGGCGATTGGGGGTTGATCAAGCTGGTAGATCCCAGTAAGTCAGCTGATCCTGTTGCCCCGATGTCTCAAATTAAGATTATACCTCATAAGGACAAAAGTGAATGGACACTGGAAGCGAAGTACACAATAGGACGAAAGAAGTAGTAATCAGCGAGTGGTTAAGCGAGACTACTGATACCGTAATGCAATACGTTGTCGTTGAGAAGATCGATGGCAAACCCAGTCGTACACAGATGTGTGCAACCTTAGAAGAAGCTACTAATGTCAGGCAAGCGTGGCAGAGCTTCGGATAGTTATATTCATTATTGAAGAAAACAATCAATTACGTTGACATTAGTCACGTAATACCGTATCCTTACGGATAAATAATAAAGCTGATGCGGATGGTCCGGTCAGTAGACAACAACCTTGCTTTTAATTAAGGAGGCACCACAATGGTAGCAACTAAAGCATTTTCTTTTCCACGTTCACACTTCATCGGCTTTGATCACGTATGGTCGGAGATTGAGCGTCTGTCAGACATGGCGGATAATAAACTCTACCCTCCGCACAATGTAGTCAAGCGCACTGAAACCCAATTCTCTGTAGAGCTGGCACTTGCGGGTTATGCTAAACATGACCTGTCAGTAGAAGTCAAAGATGGCATCCTTGTTGTTCAAGGCAATGGTCGTCCTACTTCGAAAGATGAAATTGAACGTGAGTATCTCCACCGCGGCATTTCTGCAAAGAAGTTCACCCGCACCTTTAGACTATCGGAGCATGTTGTCGTTGATGGAGCTGACTTCATTGACGGCTTACTCGTCATCGATCTGAGAGTAGAAGTCCCCGAAGAGAAGCGTCCCCGTAGTATTGACATTGGTTCACGATTGCTAACGGAGGCAGATCTAAAATGAACGACCAACCCGTACGTTTGTATCGTCGCTTGAATACATACGGAATTGTAGCACTAGTATTGGTGTTCGGTTCCTCATATGTGTATGCCATAGCTTCGATCGCTTGAAAGTATAGGGGGTGGTGACACCCCCTTTTTATTATAAGGTAATTTATTATGTCAGTTAAAATTGTAAGAATGTTATCCGGTGAAGATGTGTTATGTGATTGTGAAGACAAAGATCACTTCTTCGAATTCCAAGACAGCGTTGTTGTCGTCCCTACTCAAAACCAATCTGTACAGTTCGTACCCTACAGCCCGTTCACTACTAAGGATCCTTTACTCATCAACAAGGACATGGTAGTATTCGTTGGCGAACCCGACAGCAGTTTAGCTGGTCAACACAAAAAAATGTTCGGTGGCATCATTACTCCTGAATCGCAAATCATTACTTGATCTTTAGCGATACAGGGAGTATAATGCACGCATGAGCAAATCATTCTATACTAGTGTAACAAGAAACGGCAATAACATTTACTTTCGCGGATACAGCAATGGTAAGCGTGTCCAACGTAAAGTTAAATATAAGCCTACCCTGTACGTCCATAGTCCTAAGCCAACCCAATTCAAATCACTCAGTGGTTCCTACTTGGGTGAGCTCGATTTCGAGCACATGGGCGAGGCTATGGACTTTATCAAACGTCACAAAGACGTAGATAACTTCGATGTGCACGGTAACACGAACTTCATTCAGCAGTTCATCAGTGACGCGTTTACCAAGGTAGTCGAGTTTGAACGTGACGTAATCAACGTTACTACTATCGATATTGAGGTCCAATCTGATCAAGGATTTCCTAGACCAGAGCATGCCAACCATCCCGTGACGGCAATCACTATTA